ATTGTAGCCACATGCAGTTCAATTGTTGAACTCAAAGTCAATTCAGCAATACCAGCCGTTGCCATATATATCGCTGCATGGATTCTGTCGGTTGCGTCTGGAGGTGCAACTGGTTCGCCAATCTGCACATCAGCTACATAGCCCGACCTACTGATATGAGATTCAACGGCCTCTAAGGTTGATTTGATATTAAATGCCATTATCCATTCATCCTACTAACAAACCTTCTAAGATGTTTTTCAATCACTTTTCTAGATTTTATCCTTAGTCCTTCGCCAACTCTTCTGAAGGTAGCGTATCCTTTAAATCTGGTTGTATCATTCCTAGAACTAATCCCCTCAAGCCACGGCCCATAAACAACTCCACCATCTGAAATCAATCCACTTAGATTGCTAAACCTAGTTGAAATATTCCTTCTATAGAATCCTGTAGTTGCTTTTCCGGGTGCAGCTTCTTGAACGCTAAGAAATACTCCCTGCGGTCTTGCTGACAATTGGCGCATTAAGACTTCTTGGCCTGTTTCAATAAGTTCTTTAATTGAAGCGTTCATTGTTTGATTTAATATTTGCGCCCTTCGTGCATCAAAGAACGGCCCAGTTGTTTCAAATTTTGTTTCAAATTTCATAAGGCATATTCTCTTGGTCTGGCATAGGAACTAGTGACTCTTTCAGTGAGTGACGATAAGTCTGTTCCAGTAACGTTAGTTGCAGCATCACCTGCACCAATTGTTCGCCCATATGCTCCAGACTCTTGCGTGTATGAAGCAATTGCCATAGCTGCAGTTAATGCCCTAATGGGTGCTGGCGCTCGGTATGTCGATATAGCTGTGGCGTTAGCATGAGTAGCGGCAGTTGTACCATTCACACCTCGCTCAACAGTGAGAGTCCTAAAGATATGAACAGCTGTATTGTTAGTGTGGGCAGCTAAGGTAGTACCATTGAAAGCTCGTTCTACTGTCAAAGCAGTTGTTCCAGCAACTCTTACAAACATCTCTTCAGAATCTACAAGAATGACTTCTCCAGCTACAATTCCATGACCTGAATCCACTGTAACATTTTCAGATTTAGACGCTGTTAATACGCCATCAATCAAAATAGAGTTCAGTGCAGCAGACGTTTTCTCTGAAACGAATAGCTGTTCTGACTCAATCAAAAGAGTATCTCCTACATTGATTCCATTAGATAAGCTGCCATTAGAGCAAACCATTGAGGTAGCTGTAGCATCTGCAGCCAATCCAGAGGTGACTGTGCCTACTGATGCTGTGTCATTTGAAAAGCCCCAACTCCCATTAACACTAATACTCCTTTGTGAAGTATCTCCAGATTCAAATGAAGCATTGCTGCTTATATCAATCTCTATTCGATTATATGGAGGTGCAAAGTTATTCGGCTCAAGGAAATAATCTGAACTGGATATAGTTGTAGGTGAGGAGTCTTGAGCTTTTGTCTGTAATGTCGTTACAGAAATAAGGTCAGTATCCATCCAAAGTACATCGCCTTTGCCGTAAACACCTGACCATCTAAAGGTTCTTGTTTGCGTTTTTGGGATAAAAAAGCGATGTGTTAAATTATCCACATCTCTGCTTGCAGCTTCTATAAGTCGGTCAACGGCTTCATTATGCTCAGAGCCATTAATCCTAATAGCCCGCTTAACGGACTCTCGTGTTGTGTACCAATTAGGCATCTGCCATCTCCCGTGCTTTCTGGGGGGCTTCAGCTATTCAGTTGTTACCCTCGCCAGATAAAATTCCCTGCTGGACAATTCCTGACTCCATCCGACCTAACATCTAACGTATGCCCATCAATTGGGCAAGAGGTCGGAGGCGTGGTTTGAGCCAGCCTCCTATCCTCTTCCGCTCTTTTCTTTATATCTAATAACTGCTGCCAAGACATTAGTCAGGCTCTATCGTTAGAGTGACAGTTATTTTTGCTCCGCTCGTTGGCGTATGTGCTGCTGAGCGAATGACTAACACCCCATAGAGGGCATCGTCACCAGAAGCCGTCACAAAATGTAATGGCAATTTAGTATCCGCAGAAGTTATTACAGACTCAGACATACCGCCAAGGTCTTGCATTGCTGCCCAGTCTAGTCTCCCTTGGTAGTTATCTACCTCAGTAGCGTAGACAGGATTGTCATTGGCTGCATTGTCATTCAGATTGCCAGTAGGAGTGACGTTGGTCAGATACATCGAACAAACTGGAACGATATTTGTATCATCACAAGCAATCATTGCCTTAACAATCTTCCCGCCTGCTCCTGCTTCTGGTACAACCGCATCAAACGTCCAAGCAGTACCACCAGAAGCTGCTTCAGAAAAAACATCCTCATCAGTGTATGCAGTTGTATTTGAAGGTCGTGTCTTTTCAACACTAATTTCAATAGTTTTTCGCAGGACGCTCTGCGATTTCATAATTCCCATGACTGTCTCCTATTCGGATTCGTCCTCTGAGGACTCTTCTGAGTCCGTAGAGACCTCTTCTTCCTCTTCGCTAGGGGATTCCTCTACCGCTTCTTCTTCAACGACCTCTACGGCTTCTTCTGCCTGATTGTCTCTTTCAAACATTAAACATTGTCCTTTCTAATTTACGCTTCTAAATTAACTTGACAGAATACGAGTTCTCGTATCGTCATAACATTTGCTACAGCTTCACCAGTTAAGAACTCCAAGCTGAGCCTAAGCTCCTCATCATTTGGAAGGTTGGTTGTAGCAGTGCTAGTAACGGCAGACCCATCAACATAGGTGTACAAGGATGAAGCGTTTCCATCCCAGACAAATTCTAAATCAAAAACAGTATCGTCTGTAGATGTAGCAACATCCTCAGTGAGAGTCTCAGTACTGTCTTTCTCTACAAGGAAATCAATCCCTGCATCACCATCTACAGACTGGAATCCAATTCTGTCTGTGACTCCACCAAGAATAGCAGTATCAGTGATTGCAAACCCTGCAAAAAAGTCGGTCTGGTCTACGTCATCGATAGACGCTTTAAGACGGAAGTATGTCCAATTACCAGCGTCCAATTTTATGGACTCTCCAAGTAACTGGTACGAACCACCATCATTCTCATTTGCGGCACAGGTAATTGTACTTGCGCCACGCTCAACATTTGCTGGTGCCCATTCGGTGGTTCCAGAACCAGCTTCTACGACTGTGGTAGTCCAGCCAGCTGGGTCAGTTCCTGATGCTCCAGCATCTTCATGCTTGAATCTAAAGAATTGAACATTCTCGCCAATTGCATTGACGATTCGGTGACGATGCGTTTGGTAAAAAAGCAACGCACCATTTTCATATCTTGAATGTAATGAACTTGCCATCTCAGACTCCTTGCTGCGCTCTTACGAGCGATGGTTACTTTGTTCTAATTTTTTTCTTTTTTCTACTATACCGCTGAGTGAAGCGGAACGGAATCTTTTCTGGTAACTCCCGAACCGCTTCATTCTCAGCTTCGACTCGTCGTTTGCCAGTATGCCTGCAATGCGTTGCCAGCGTAGCTGCACAAGCAGCACTACCACATATCGGACAAACTATTGACGAATCAGTAATCATTAACTAATCGCTGCTGCTGGTGGGTCTTGTGGGTACTTCGGCCCAAGCAATACAGTTACGATAGCTCCATCTACAGGGTCATTTGCTGACTCAGTAGCCTTCAGGCGTACGAACTTGTCTGTACCACTAAGTTCATCTGCTCGAACCCAGACTTTGTACCCTTGGTTAGCACCAGCGGTAGTAGTGAAACCAGAGCTTGTGGCTGCAGTTCTGCTACCCCAAGTGTTACCGCTAGTCATTGCTTGATAGTCAAATGCGATAGCTGTAGCTGTCGTTGCACTTGTGTCATCACAAGACTCAACAGTTATGACTGCAGTTCCAGTCCCGCCAGCCGATTTGTCTATAAGCCAAAGGCACTCTGTCCAGCCATCCATGTTAACGATGTCTGAGGTTGGCGTGCCATTAAAAATATCTTCGTGTGCCGTCAATGTGTTATGCACAAAATTGACAACCGCTGCTTCTGAATAAGCCATAATCTAATCCTCCTAATCCTTAAAATTCCCTATGACCTTGTAGCAAGAGCAACTGCTGGTGAAACAGTGTTGCTACCGTTGCGTGGGGTCAATGCTGAGTCTAACCACATTCGTCCATCTAATCTCTCAGAGAAAAGGAATACGGTTTCTTGTGTAGTGAATCTGACATGGGGGCTTGCCGATGTCGTTAAAGCCTGTCTATCGCCGATTATATAATACGACAAATCGACAAACATGATATCCCCTACGGTTCCGAGCGTCGCAGCCTTCTCAGTAAATATAATTGGACGCCCATAGATGCTATTGGGTGGGCCGCCTGCCATATTGGAAACCCATACTGGGCCACCACCAGTACCAACTGCCTGTGATAGAGAAGCGAGTTGTGGGAAAGTGTCTGGGTGTGCCAACCAAACTGCATTAGCAAGAGATGAAGGCATCATTCGGCTATACATCTTGTCAAGGTTCTCCTTGACTATCGTGGTTGCTGACTGGCCAGTCTCTTTGGCAACTGATACAAGACATCCACTATTTAGGATTCCTTGGGGCTGTCCAGCTCCAGTTCCAGAAATAAAGGCTACGTCCTCAAAGTAGCTGATTGCCTGACCGAATAATCGGGAAAGCATCGTGTCTACTGCAATAGCTGAATCCTGTACCAGTTCGTTACTGACCACTGTGTAGCCAGTGAGCTTGTGAGCATCTAACCGAACCTGACCAAATGCTGGCTGGTTGGTTGCGCTACTAATGTCCTCACCCTCAGAACCCCATGAAGCAGAAACGCCACCAAACAAATTACTTGCATGGCTCGTGTCTCTAATTGCTGGAATCCTAAGAGTTGAAGATGCCATAGGAATCGTAAAGGCTCGTGGCCTAATTACAGATGCCTCAATTGGAATCATCATTAAATCTGGACGAAATTCCTCTGGAACAAGGAACCCACCCGCATCACCAAAGTTCTCACCAAGGTTTCTGGTTTCTACTAATCGTGAGTCAAGACCCCTACCATTACCAGCTTCCCATACCTTCTGGAAGAATTCACCCCTCGATTTAAACTTCCCATCCTCAGAGGCCCCTACGGCTTCTGGGTTGTAGTCAGCTGCATCGGGAAGCCGCTTGGCTCCACTTCTGCTAAGTACATCACTAACCGCAGATTTTACTGCGTCTCCTGTCGTTCTTTTGGAGTGTTCATTTAGAACATCTTCCAACTCTGCCTGTGTAGTTGGCATTCCTTCTTTCATCACTCTGCCTCCTGTAGAGCCTGTTCCGCAGCTGCTAGTGCTACTGCGTATGCGTCAAATTCTGATTCGCTTTCAGCTTCAGACTTTTCTTCTTCAGATTCATCTTCGCTTTCTTCAGCGTCAGTTTCTAAATCTTCATCAGAATCTTCATCCGATTCTTCGTCCTCATCTTCTTCATCTTCTGGGCCACGTCGATATCCGGGTTTGTTGCCGCTCCCTTTATCCTCGTCATTTGCTTCTTCCAGACGAGCCATAACCCTTTCAACAATAGAATCAATAACATCATCAGATATAGACTCTGTTTGCTCGTCAACTTTTTCCTCTAAATTTAATAGCTGTTCTTCGGCAATCTCTTTGATTGCTGGTTCTGCCATAGAGGATTTGACGATTCTTTGAAGTGCGTCTGGATTACTTGGAACTGTCACCGCACTCACCTCCAATAATTCTTGACCATTAAACTCCATACCTCTAATGCCAAAAGCATCGTCCTTATGAAGTGGAACAGCCTTGTCCATATCAGGAATAAATCCAACACTGAAGGCCAGCTTCTTCATTTTGGCAAGTTCAAATGCCCAATCTGCTTCCTCATTGCCCTTACCTATGAAGAATTTGGCTACCCCTTGCAATGTATTGCCAACCACTTCCATTTTTTCCCAAGTAC